AGGATGCTTCTTGGTGAGCATTGCGTGTGTCAGAATTTGTCGAAGTTGTGATGAAGCTTGTTTAGCTGCTAATACATCAGGATGATTTGATACTGCTTTACGAATCGCTGACTGAGGATCTTCAAAGAAGTCTACCTCATTCTCTACTACTGTAGGCTGTACTTGTTTCTGAGAGAGTTGCTGTTTCAATAGCTCATCTGCGAGTCTCCGAACTTCCCCAACTTCTTGAGCTTGCCTTCCAATTAGCTTTTCAGCCTCTTGGTGCATTGTCACGATGTCTTCTAAGCTTTTACCCCGATACTTGTCGGGAACTTTAGAGGGTTCTTGTTGTTGAGGTTCTACAGGAGCTTGTTGCCTTGCTGCCTGTTGTTCATCTACTGCATCAAATTCGCTTTGTCCCAATTCTTCTTGGTCAATGAGAGCCATACCTACCTTTCGTCCTGCCCTATACGGGTTTTAGGAGTGTTATAAATGAATTCAGAGTTAGTCACCCTCGTGGGATGCGTTCTGCTTCTGTTCCTGCCTGAGCTTTTCAGCTCGTACTTGTACCCACCTATCGGAAGCTGAAGGGAAATCGCCTGAGCAACCATCCAGCTTTATCCTTGGGGAGGATACAACCCTGATAGCGTCCTTACTACATACCTTACATTTAGCAGTGGTATGTTCGCTATCAACCAGCGATTCAGTTACGTGATCGTTAGGGCATATGAAGTCATAGATGCGTTTACTCATCTTCTAGCTCCTCAAATACCTTCTCACACGTAGCCTTACGCCCTAAGATTAATTCAATAATGTCTAACTGTCCTTGACGATAAAAGAGTGTTTGTGTATCGTTGACAGTAGATAAATTGTTTAAACTAACCTTAATCTCTTCAAAGTCCTCTATGAGGTACTTCCAACCCTCAGTACTCATCGTATTGAAGGTTTCTTCATAATATTTCTGTAAATCAGGGGCCATTTGGCTTATCCTTCTGTTAATAACTTATATAATAGTGTTATTGTAGCATATAAACAACACTTTGTCAAGTAAAATCTACTGCTTTGTTGCTTTATTCATCATTTGAAGGCTTGCAATACGCTCATTTGAGGCAATATCAGCAGCTTTCAGGTTAACTTGCTTCTCTTTAAGCATCATGTCAGCCAGTTTCAGACGTTTCTCGAAGTCACCACCGTTATCTAGGTTAGTTGCTGCAGCTTGAACGATCTTTACACGGTGCTCTTCAGGGATCATCTGTGCTTCAACCATAGTTTTCTGTGCTTCAGCTTCCTGTTTATGAGCTTTGGACTGCAAATCAGCCACTTGAGCCTGTGCCAACTGCATTGCAGCTTGTTGTTGCATCTGTTGAGCTTCAGCAGCCTGTGGATTAGGCTGTGACATCTGATCCAGAGCTTGCATCAGTTCACCACGGTTAGACAATGAGCTATTCTGCAAGATACCTTTAAGGATCAATGGCAATACTGGAGTATTTGGGCCTAAGGTCTGCAACAAACCAATCATCTGTTGTTGTTCAAACTCTCGTGCCAAGATACCCAAGGTAGCTGTTGGGATAAAGGTCATATCAACTGAAGGATAACGCTCACTGTCAAACTGCATATAGCGGAAAGCAGCTTTGTTGATGAATGGGATCATGAAGTCTTCTTGGAAGTTACTCAAGGTACGCTTGTACTTCTTGATGATGCCAGCCATAGCCATTGACATACCACCAGCACCTGCATCACGAGGAACATTAGAGGGCATACCTGCACTGTCAACTGTGCCTGTAGCTTGCAAGAGCATACGTTCAAAGTTCTGCGCTGCAGCTGCTGAGTTACCATCAGTCTGACCGAACTTGAAGGGATACAAGATCTCAGATGGTGCACCATTGGTCAAGATAGCCTTACCGGGCTTAATCTCAAACTTAGCACCTCGTGGGAGCCTTGTTGCGTCCATGGCAATCATTGGAGCTGTGGTGAGGGCTAGAGAGTCCATGTGAGCACGAAGCTGACCATCAATAGCCTTCTGCATATTGTAGGCTTTTTCCATCGTACCCCGACCCCAGAACCTGCCGGGAACTGTATCGTCTTGGTAGGCAATAACTGGCCTATCCTTCATCATGTAAGGATTAGCTTCAGCCTTTAAGAGTACTGAGTCATTGGCAATCACAATGATAGCTTCAACCAAGTCAGAGTGGTTGTCAGCTACGGAATCATCTGGGAACAGGTCTGTGATCTCACTGTCACCATTTTCTTCCATGCCTTCTAAGTACTCACGAGGAACCAGTCCATAATATGTGAGTAACTTAACTTTATCGTCTTCAAAGTTACGGATGTCCTGTGTAGCTTCTAACTTAGAGTCATCAAACTGAGGTGTGATGTCTACTTTCTTGTAAATCCCATTCTCGATACCTGCCACAATCTTATGAATGGATACGTATTTCTCAATAGCAACGCCCAGAGCATCGTCAATGGAATCAGCATTAGGATCAATGAGGAAGTTTTTAGGATTGACAGGCTTGATCTTAACAGCTGTACGATCTTTCTCTTGAACACCAATAGCTGCAGCATTGGCAATACCGGGAATAGCTTGAGTAGAGGGGACATACTCTTTCTCAGTCTTAACAATGATTTCACCAATACCTGTACCATATATCTCAGCCATTAACTCAATCTGATCCACTGACTTCTTAATCTTATCTCTCTTAAAGTCTTCGTGCAGTTGAACCTTAATTTGTTCAACATCAAAGGGATTACCATTGACATCTTTAACGTCATCTTGGATGTCAAAGAACTCACCCTGACCAAAGATAGCTTCCATGATCTCAGCGTGACGAGTCTCAACTGCTTGCTTATCCTCAGCTACCCACTGACCTCGAAAGATACGCTCATACTCTTCCCACAAGTCAATGTAGTTAGCATCTCGGTGGTCACGCCAGCGATCTGTATGGTCAATAATCCAAGAGGTTAGTTCCTTTTCAGACTCTGTTGGTTCTTCAAAGGGGCTGTCTTTATCGATTTCATCCATTTTACATATCCTTAGTTGAATCATCCAAAGCATTGTCATCAATTTCGACATTGCTTGATGTTATTGGGCCACCTACCAACCATGCACTGCAGGTTCTATCTGCTGCACACTTAAAGTCAAATAACTCACAGAAACCTAACTTTGCTGAATCCACTACGTCCTTAGCAAAACTATCAGTCTCTTGGTCTATGCCTGAACGGATACACTCCATCATCTGAGGTGTCTGGATAAAGGCTGAGCAGTTACCACAGCGCATTGACTTGGCTTGAGCTACGCTAGTCTGCCACTCATTAGCTCTTTCATTCCAGAAGGCTCCATTGGATAGTTCAGGGTTAGCTGGGCCATAACCTACGTTCTTAAAAGCCCAGTCCCTGTTCTTCAGGTTAGCTTTAACGTCTTGTGTTTCAATTGGACATTGCATATTTGTTATTACCACTTAACTTTGTTAGCCCAGTAAGCTGCTGACATCTTACCTTTGGCAATGTTTTGAGCGTGACGAGCTTTAAAGGCTTCGTTACGGGCTGAACCATCTGGACTACCTGAGACACCTTGCTGTCCAAACCTAATCAACTTAACTTCTTCACCTGCTTTGGCTAAGACAGCATGACTCTTACTTGGATGTCCGGGAGTACGTTTAGGTTTGTTATAACCTTGGAACTCTTCACTACCTCGTTTAATTGCCATATTAGTATCCTCTTCGGCTAGTAGCCAGCAATCTTGTCATAAACTTCCCACTCATCTTCTTCGTAGTCAGCGTTGTAGGAGGCAATAGCCAGTTGGTCAATGTAGCTTAAAGCATCTACTAAGTCATCATGTACACCAACTGTGGGAAACATAATCAGTTGATCTTTGAACTCACTCCAGTCCTCAGACTCATTGAAGGAGATCCTTCCATGTTCCATACGACCTTGTAAGCTCCAGACAACCCTATCTACTTTCTTCTTATTACCATGAGTTAGATCCTGAATGTGTGAGTAGATGTTATTCTTTCTCATCAAGTCAGTTAGGTAGGGCAGTACTGCATTCTTCAATGCTCCTCGCTCAATACCTACAGCTGTTGGTTGATAGTCTCTAACAACCTTCAAGATGTTCACAGCAGTCTCTCTGATGTCCCATCTACCATGCTGTATCTTATCTACCCACCAATCACCATTATCTTTTAACTTAACAACTGCAATAGCTGTCTCATCTAATCTCTTCTTAGATGCACCTGCATTCTTACCAACCTCTTCAAAACCAGCTAAGTCAATGGCTACAATGTAGCTACCACTCTTAGGTTCCTCAGAAGTCTTGAACCATTCCTCTTTAAAGACATCTGCACCTGTAGTATCAAAGCTAGACAGGTATTCCTGCTTGAATGCAAAAGAACTCAGTGTTCGCTTTGCAGCCTCAACTTCCTTAGGATCAATAGTCTCATTGTCCTGAGTGGTGAAGTGCCAACTCTTCCACTCTACGTCGCTACGCTCCTGTTCGTCCTCAAATTGACCTAGCTTAAAGATGTCATAGAACCAGTTACGACCTGATGGAGTAGATATAAATAAAGCTCTACCCTTCTTGTCTGACAGTGAAGCACGTATAATCTTCTGCCATGTATCTTCTTTAACGAAGGCACACTCATCGAGCACCACAAAGGTCAGGGAGACACCTCGAAGACTATCTGGGTTATCTGCACCCCTTACCAGTATCTTACGTCCATTAATCAGTGTTATCTCTAAGTTATTGATGTGACTTGCTTTAATGACTGGTCTACCCAGCTCATGCAGTAAGTCCCACATGATCGTCCGGGCTTGTCCTAGGGTAGGTGCTATGTACATCACAGCTGAGCCTTCAGGACAGTTTAAACCTTCAATCAATAACGATATAGCTGACAGTCTTGACTTACCACAACGTCTACCTGCTGCAACTACTTTAAACCTTGTAGT